TATATATAATATAAAAATAAAGAAAATATAGAAATTATAGAAATAAATAAATCTATAGATTCTATAAATCCTATGTTTTATATACTATATAGGAAAATAAAGTTACAAGTTACAAATTTAAAAAATCTGAAATTGAAGATTAGGTTGAATAAAGATAAATGATAGAAAAGCAAATTGAAAAATATTTAACAAATAAAATTAAAGGATTAAAAGGTCTGTGTTTAAAATTTGAGTCACCTGGATATACAGGTGTACCAGATAGGATTATTATTTTAAAAAATAAACCTGTTGCTTTTGTTGAATTGAAAAGACCTGTTGGGGGTAGATATTCGGCAAGACAAAAATTAGTAGAGAGAGAATTTAATAAATTAGGTCAAAAAGTTTATAAGGTAAAAAACAAAGATGAGGTAGATAAGTTAGTAGAGGAGTTGATAAAGTGAAAGATTTTATTCCACACAAATATCAATTAATAGCGATTAATCACGTGATCAATGTACCTAAATGTGGACTATTTCTTGATATGGGATTGGGAAAGACAGTATCAACCTTAACAGCGATTAAGGAATTAAAATACAATAGATTTCAAGTTAACAAAGTGTTGATTATTGCACCAAAAAAAGTGGCAGAGGGAACATGGTCGAAAGAAAAAGATAAGTGGAATCACACAAAAGATTTTAGGGTAAGTCTAGTGTTGGGAAGTCAGCAAAAAAGAATTAAAGCATTAAGTGTAAATGCCGATTTATACATTATCAACCGTGAAAATATTCCATGGTTAGTTGATTATCTGAGAAATGACTGGTATTTTGATACGGTTATAATTGATGAAAGCAGCAGCTTTAAAAATAGTCAAAGTAAGAGATTTAAATCCTTGAAAATGGTGCTACCTAAAATTAATAGGTTGATAGAGTTAACAGGAACACCAAGCCCTAATGGAGTGGAAGACTTGTGGGCCCAAATATATTTACTTGATCAAGGAGAGAGATTAGAGAAATATATCACTCATTTTAGAAATAGATATATGGAGCCAAACAATAGGAATAGGAGTCAAATTTTCGATTACAAAGTTAAAGAAGGGGTTTATGACCACATTATTAATAAGATTTCAGATATTTGTATAAGCATGAAATCAGAGGACTATTTGGAACTTCCGGATTTATCGTACAATGAAATTCCTGTTGTGTTAAATGATAAAGCAAGAAAAGACTATGACAAAATGGAAAGAGATTTTGTCCTGGAGATTGAAGATGCAGCAGAAGAAATAACAGCAGTCAATGCAGCAGCCTTATCTAATAAGCTATTACAAATCAGTAATGGTGCGGTATATGATAGTTCGGGGGTGTACACAGAAGTTCACGATGCAAAAATCGATTCTTTTCTTGAGTTGGTAGAAAGTTTACAAGGTCGAAGTCTTTTAGTGTTTTACAACTTTCAGCATGATAAAGAACGAATTAAGAAAGCATTAGAAAAAAGCAATTTAGTAGTTCGAGAACTTAAGACAGTTCAAGATGAAGATGATTGGAACGATAGAAAAATAGATATTCTATTGACTCATCCGGCAAGTGCAGCTTACGGCCTTAATTTGCAAGAAGGTGGAAATCATGTGTGTTGGTTCGGTTTGACTTGGAACCTAGAACACTATCAACAAGCTAATAAGCGACTACACAGACAAGGTCAAAAAGAAAAAGTAATAATTCACCACTTAGTGACTCAAGGAACGAGAGATGAGGATGTAATGAGAGCCTTAGACAGTAAAGCAGATGTGCAAGAAGAGATCATGCAAAGCTTGAAAGCGCGAATTAAGAAAGTTAAAGAGGGGGTTAAAAAATGACCAACCTACAAAAAATAATGGACGAAATAAAAATAACCGATAAAGAATTATACCAAGTTTCTGGAGTGCATTTTAACGTAATTAAATTAATCAGAACTGGCGAAAGGTTAAGTCCAAGATTTAAAACGTTGAAAAGATTGGCAGACGTATTAGGATGTAGTCCAAAGGATATAGGAGGGTAAGGAGGTATTAACTTGATAGAACACAATAACAGAGAGATTGCTAACAAACATGCCGAATATATCACAGGCAAGGAATTAAGGCAATACGTAGCTGAAAAAGTAAAGAAATACGTTGGAGAAAATCCTAGTGTATTTGATGGAGCTATTGGTAGCGGACAGTTAGAACAATACATCAATCCTAGTAAGCTTGTAGGTGTTGAGATTCAAGAACTAGCTTGTAAGACGTTTGAGCAAAACAGCGACTTATTCCCGAACAGAGAAATATTTAATATGAGTTTCTTTGGATTCGATAAAAATATAAAAACGGATTGTGTGGTTATGAATCCACCTTTTTCACTCAAATTTAAAGAGCTTCCCGAAGAAGATAGGCTAAATATTCAAAAGGATTTTCCTTGGAAGAAAAGTGGTGTTGTTGACGATATATTTATTCTAAAATCATTAAACTATGCTGACAAATTCGCATTTCATATTTGCTTCCCTGGAATTACATATAGAAAGACTGAACAAATGATGAGGGATCTAATCGGAAATAGATTAGTCGAAATGAATTTAGTATATGGAGCTTTTGAGGATACTGCTATTTCAGTAGTGTTTTTGATAATTGCAAAAGAAGGTAATTACGACAAGGTTCACAAGGAAATATATGACTGTAAAAGTAAGAAAGTGTTACATACCGAAATTTCCGATAATGAAGATGATAAATGGAGTAGTCCGTCAATTCCTTTAGTTAAAGAAATTGTAGATATAGATGCAATAAATAAAAATTTAGATGATATGGTTATTTCTAGGTTAGAAAATCATTTAAAGATAACTTTAGGAATAATCAGAGAATTTAATGCCGATATTGACTATTTAGGGTTTATTGATAAAGTTGAGAGTCTTTGTCAAGAATACAGATTAGCTTACAATTTCGGTGTAAATACGTTTGGAAAATATTAAAGGAGGCTAAAAAATGAAAGATGCATTAATGGTAATTCCGTTTGTGTTGATAGGTCTTATATTGGGTTGTCTTCTTGTAATGGAGATTTCTATAAAAGAAATTGACAAAGTAGAAAAAGAAAACAAAGAACTAAAAACACAAAACGAAAGATTAGAAAAAATAGTAAAAGAACTGGATAGAAAACAAGCAGAACAAACAAAAAGAACAGCAGAGAGAAATGGAGTAGGAGGGTAGGAGAATGACAAAAAACAAACTACTGGATTTAAATAATCATTTATTCGAAGCATTGGAGCGTATTAATGATGATAGTTTACAGGGCGAAAAACTGCAGGAAGAAATGGCTAGGGCTAAAACTATAACTCAAATAGGAAATACTATTATTAGCAATGCAAGTCTAGCGTTAGAAGCTAAGAAATATAAAGACGAGTTTGGAAGAGGAACAACGTTACCGTTGATGATTGAAAATGGGAAATAGTGGAAGTTTTAAAAAAGGCAATATTCCTTGGAATAAAGGTATAGCTGGATTTATGGGAGCCAACAGAACAAGCTTCAAAAAAGGAAATTTACCACATAATACAAGAGAAATGTATTCAGAAAGATTAAGTAAAGAAGGATATATTGAAATAAAAGTGGGAAGAAATAAGTGGATAGGGAAACACAGATATATTTGGGAACAACATCATAAAAAGGAAGTTCCTAAAGGATATGCAGTATTATTCTTAGATGGAGATAACAGAAATTTTGAAATAGATAATTTAAAAATCATATCTAGAGGAGCATTATTAATTCTAAATAGGAGATATAGACATGTTTTAAAAGATAAAGAATTAATGAGATCGTGTGTTGATTTGAGTGAATTAATATATGCGTTAAACAAGAAGAAAAAGTAGGAGAAATAAACTAATGATTAAAAGAGTGGTAAAAATAACAAGTGGTATTGAGTCTGTAGTTGATAAAATTAATGATTTTATCTCAAATGATTTAAAAGAGAACGAATACGTTATAGATATCAAGTATATTAAAGATGGTAGCCGACTTAAACCTTATGAAAAAGGTCGAGCAGATGTTTTTGAAACTGTTGTAATAGCAATTATACATATAGGAGAATAAAAATGAACAGAGAATATACGGTGGATGATGCAAAATTTTTTTTAAAGAATTACAAAAACTTACAAATGGAGTGTAACGATTTTCTATTAAACGCATATCAACCAGCAGATAAGAATGAGGTTAACACTCAAAAGACAGGGAGAGAAAACGAGAGGAATATAATTAAAAAACTTGATAATAAAGTATATCAAGAAAATAGACGTGTGTTAAAATGCATTGAGCAGTTTCTAAAATCTCTAGATCCCGAAAGTTACAGAATTATCTACGCTAAATACTTTAATCGAATGAAGAACTATGATATTGCAAATAAATATCACATGGATATTTCTACAGTTAAAAGGATTGTCAAGAGATTAATGGACGATTTTTTAAAAATTTTAAATAATTTCTAAAATGATGAGCCCAATGAGCCTTTTTTATGTGTTAAAATGATAGTGTGGGAATTTTAGGTAGGGTAAATTTTTCATAGATTTCCTTTAATAATTTTTTATTTTTAGATATACGAACGCAAGCAGTAAAATAGTTAAACCTTACCTAAATTCCAAATAATAACCTAACATATTTTTAAAGACAGTCGAGAGATTGTCTTTTTTTTGTCAAGAAAGGTGGTGGAAAGTTGGCAAAATTATCAACTAAACAAAAAGACTTTGCTGATGAGTACATCGCAAGCGGAAATGCAATGCAATCAGCTATTGAAGCAGGATATAGCTTTAATTATGCAAAATCTCAAAGTCACAAATTGTTGGAAAATGTAGGAATAAAATCCTACATAGATGAACGACTCAAAGAGATAGAATCGGCAAAAACAGCAACGCAACAAGAAGTGCTTGAGTATTTGACCTCGGTAATGAGAGGAGAGCATAAAGAACAAACGCTTATAGGACGTGGTCAGGGATTTCAGGAGAAGACTTATATTGATGTGAGTGCCAAAGACAGATTAAAGGCTGCTGACTTGCTTAACAAGATTCATCAGGCGAGGGAAGAGAAGAGTGCTACCGCCACTGAAAATATTGTAATTGTGGATAGGTGGGAAGATGACTAGGTTTGATGTTCAGAAAAATGTAAATCCGCATTTCAAACCGGTGTGGCTGTCTAAAGTACCTTACAATGTGTTAAAAGGTGGTAGGAACAGCTTTAAATCATCTGTAATAGCATTAAAATTAGTAAAAGATATGTCGAAAATGATTGCTAAAGGTGAAAAAGTAAATATAGTTGTTATTAGAAAAGTAGCAAATACAATTCGTGATAGTGTCTTTAATAAGATAAATTGGGCCATAAACATGTATGGTTTAACAAATTCATTTAAAAGCACAGTATCACCTTTTAAAATTACACATAAAGGAACTGGATCTAGCTTTTATTTCTATGGAGCAGACGATTTTCAAAAGTTAAAATCAAATGATATTAATAACATTATTGCTGTGTGGTATGAGGAGGCTGCCGAGTTTGACAACCAAGAGGAGTTTGACCAAACAAACATTACATTCATGAGGCAGAAGCACCCGTTAATACCATTTGTTAAGTTTTACTGGAGTTATAATCCACCGAGAAATCCTTATGCTTGGATTAATGAGTGGAGTGAGGGGATGAAAACAGTTGAGAATTACCTGGTGCATGAATCAAGTTATCTGAATGATGAATTAGGTTTTGTAACCGAGCAAATGTTGGCAGATATTAACCGAATTAAAGAAAATGATTTTGATTATTATCTATATATTTATTTAGGTAAACCAGTGGGAATAGGAAATAATGTTTATAACATGGCTTGCTTTCATCCATTACAGGAATTACCAGACAAAGATAAGATTATAGGAATATCTTACGCGTTAGATACAGGACATCAACAGAGCGCGACAGCGTGTGGAGCTTATGGTATTACAGCCAAAGGAAATGTTATTCTATTAGACACGTTTTATTACTCTCCAGCAGGAAGAGCTGTTAAAGCTGCACCTAGTGATTTAACTATTATGATTAATGATTTTATTTCTAGCGTGCAAGAACTATACAATGTACCAACTATTAGATTAACAATAGATAGTGCTGAGGGAGCGTTGAGGAATCAATATTTTAAAGATTTTGGTGTTAGATGGAATCCCGTTGCCAAAAGAAAAAATCAAACCATGATTGATACGGTAACAAGCTTACTTGCACAAGGTAGGTTTTTTTATTTAGATCACGAAAATAACAAGATATTCATTGAAGAACACAAAATGTACAGATATGATGAAAAAACAATTAAAACGCCCGAACCAAAAGTAATTAAAGAAGATGACCACACCGTCGATGAATTTAAGTATTTTGTTTTAGATAATGCAAAATTATTAGGACTAAAAGTATAGGAGAAAGAAATGAAACTTATACAGATTATTAAGAATTTTTTTAAAAGGAGCAAGTACACCATGCAAGGTAGTTTAACAAGCATATTAGACCATCCAAAGATAGTTGTATCTTCAGAAGAATACAATCGAATAAAGAACAATTTAACATACTTCCAGAGTAAGTTTAGCGATGTTACCTACCTTAACACGGACGGAGAACAGCGCACAAGGAAATTTAATCATCTACCACTTGCAAGAACGGCATGTAAGAAAATAGCGGGGTTAGTATATAATGAACAAGCGGAAATATCAGTTGATAATGAATCAATTAACCAATTTGTTAACGATATTCTTTTAAATGACAGATTTAACAAGAATTTTGAACGATATCTTGAAAGTTGTTTAGCGTTAGGTGGAATGGCAATGCGACCATATTTCGATGGGAAAACAATTAAGGTTGCTTTTATTCAAGCACCTGTATTTTTACCGTTGCAAAGCAATATGCAAGATGTAAGTAGTGCGGCTATTGTTACTAAGTCGGTTAAAAGCGAAGGTAAAACAAATAAGTACTACACATTAATTGAATTTCATGAGTGGAACGATGACGACTTAACGATTACTAATGAGTTGTATAAATCAAATAGTGCTGATACAGTAGGTAGTCAAACGTTGTTAAGTGAATTATATGAAAATTTGGAAGAAAACATTGTGGTTAAAGGATTAAGTAGACCGTTATTTACTTACTTAAAAACACCAGGAATGAACAACAAAGATATTAATAGTCCATTGGGATTATCAATATTCGATAATGCGAAAACAACAATTGATTTTATTAACAGGACTTATGATGAGTTTATGTGGGAAATTAAGATGGGACAGCGTAGAGTTGCCGTTCCAGATGGTTTAACAAACATGACATTTCAACAAGGTAAAGATAATCAATTTGTAACTAAACGAAGATTTGAAACTGACCAAAATGTATTTGTTCAAATAGGTGGTGGACTTGACGATAATAAAATCGTTGATTTAACTACACCTATTAGAGCAGATGATTATATCAAAGCTATTAACAAAGGATTAGCAATGTTTGAAATGCAAGTAGGTGTTAGTGGGGGAATGTTCAGTTTTGATGGCAAAACGATGAAGACAGCAACAGAAGTAGTTAGCGAAAACTCAGATACTTATCAATTAAGAAATAGTATAGTGTCACTAGTTGAACATTCAATCAAAGAACTTGTGGTATCTATTTGTGAATTAGGTAAGGCACACGGAATTTACAGCGGTGAAATACCTAAGTTAGAAGATATTTCAGTCAACCTAGATGATGGAGTATTCACTGATAGAAATGCTGAACTTGAATACTGGACTAAAGCATTAGCAAGTGGAATTGTTAGTAAGCAGTATGCTATTTCAAAAGTGTTAGGAGTAACTGATGAAGAAGCTGGCAAAATGTTATCCGAAATTAATGATGAAGCACAACCAGACCTTGAAAGAACTGACGAGGTAATCTATGGAGATAAAGAATAATGACGGTAAATATTGGATAAAATCAAAAGAAGTCGAAGAATTGTACCACGATCTAACAATGCAGATGATGAACAATATTATTAGGAGATTAAAGCAACGAGGAACTGCTGATTTAATCGATAATCCTTATATTTGGCAATTAGAAAAATTAAATGATATGCACCTATTAACAGAAGAAAGTGTAAGAGATATTTCAAAACGAACAGGAGTAGCTGAGCATGTGTTCAAAGATGTAATTGCTAACGAGGGGTATAAGATTTATCAAGATAGTCATCAACAATTGGCACAGGCTTTAAAAACTAATGTTAAACCTAATCCGTTAGTTCAAGATAGTTTGAACTCGTTAGCAAAACAGACAATGTTTGAACTTAATAATCTAATTAATACAACAATGCCGAAAGCTCTACAAAATAATTATAAAAAGACTTTAGAGAGTGCGGTTGCTAGTGTAGTGTCTGGTACAAAGTCGCACAATAAAGCATTATCAGAAGCGGTTTTAAAAATGTACGAGCGAGGATTTACAGCCTTTAGAGATAGAGGTGGAAAAACTTGGACTGTAGAGCGTTACGCACAAACGGTAATACGCACAACGACATTTAGGACTTATCGAGAAATGAGGGAACGCTCCGCAGATGAATTAGGAGTGGACACATTTTACTACAGCGCTAAGTCAAGTGCTAGAGAATTGTGTGCACCTCTACAACATCAAATAGTAACTAAAGGAGTAGCAAGAACTATTAATGGTGAAAGAGTGTTAAGCCTTCCAGATTATGGGTACGGAAGCCCTGGAGGTTGTTTAGGCATCAACTGCGGACACTATTTGACACCGTTTGTAGTTGGTGTGAATTATAAGCCTGAACTACCTGAGTATTTAGAGCACTTATCAGAAGAAGAAGCTAAACAAAACGCACTTGACAAAGCGAGATTAAAAGCATTTGATCGTGAGATTAGAATTAACAGAGATAAGCAAAAGTTAATAAGAGATTTAGATGATAAAGAAGCTTTGCAAAAGTTGAAATTGAGAGAAAAAACTCTTCTAGGTGGGCGTAAGAATCTTATAGAAAAGAATCCCACAGTAGTTGGAAAGTATCCTGCCAAAAATGTTGAAGATAAGCCGAAAAAGGTGTATAATAAAGATAAGAGAGATTATAAAGTTTTAAATATTTCTCAAATTGAGAAATTACAGAAAAATAGTGATACTGTATATAATAAATTCACTGATAAAGAATTGAAATCTTTAAAATCTTATACACAAGGCGGCTATCAACAAATTAATGATTATTTAGTTGGTGATGAATACTATAAACGTGGGGAAGATGTTAAAAATATTAATTCTGCCATTAGAAAGTTTAAGTTAGATAAAGATTTGATAACTTTTAGAGGTACAAAAGCTAAATATTTTAAAGGCGTTAGTGAAGGGGATGTTATTTCAGGTAAAGTATTCTATTCAACAAGTTTAGATAAAGATCAAGCAATGGCTTTCTATAACGACATAAAAGACTATTACGAAGAGGAAGCTAAGTTTTTAGAAATTCACGTCCCTAAAGGTACAAAAGCTTTGTATATTGGCGCAAATACAAATTACGAAGTTAACGAAAAAGAATTGTTACTTTCTAACAAGTTGAAATATAAGGTAAAAAAAATTGATGGTGAACGAATGATTTTGGAGGTGCATAACGATGAGTAAAAAGAAATTATCAGAAGTTGAATTTAAAAGATTTAGCTATTTACGACACATCCCTAATTTTAATAAAACAGAAGGGGAATTTGAAGAATACTGCCAATTTGCTAAAAAGGTAGGACTTCCAAAACCTGATAGAAATTCAAAAGTTAGACCATTACATGAAAAATAAAAACACTTAGTAATTTATACTAGGTGTTTTTATTATGTATTTTTCGTCCTAGACAAGACGTTAAAAGGTCTTTTTATTATGCCTTGCACAGCGTTAAAGTGCTAAAAAAATAGTCTATTGGACGTAAAACGAAAGGAGCTTGTCTTATGAGCTTAAAAAGAGAAATGTTAAATGAAGCAGGAGTAACAGATAAAGATGCGATTGATAAAATCATGCAAGCGTACGGTGCAGGTTTGGAAAACGCAAAAAATCAAGCGAAAACAGAATTGACTGCTGAAAATGAAACATTAAAATCACAACTTGAATCACAAAAAACTAAACTTGAAGAGCTTACTAAAAGTAATGATGCTAATTCAGAGGTTAAACAGGCTTTAGAAAAATTACAAGAAGAATACAATCAATTCAAGGTTGATAGTGATAACAAGTTGGCACAAATAAATAAAACAAATGCTATTGCTTTGGCGCTAAAAGATGTTAAGGCACACGATAGCGATGTTCTGATGAAACTTATCGATGTGGATAAGATTGAGTTAGGAGAAGATGGAAAGCCTAAACTTGATGAGGTAGTTAACTCGTTAAGAGAAAGTAAACCTTTCTTATTTGAACAGGAACAACAAGCGAACACACCTCAAATTTCAGTAGGGGGCAATCCTAGTGGAACTGGACAAAATACAAAAGATCCATTCCAAGCAATTATAGATTTATATAAATAAAAAGGAGAAAAAATAAATGGGAACAGAAAATAATAATTTACCTGTGCGCCAATATGCGCCTCAATATAAACAAGTTTTATCAACAGTATTTGATGTAAAGAAAGCATTTGAAGGAGCGTTAGCACCTATTCAAGCATTAGACGGTGTACAACACAACACAAAAGCTTTTATGGTTAAAACTAACGGAACACCTGTAGTAGTAGGGACGTATAATACCGATGCAAATACAGCATTTGGAACAGGAACTGGAAAAGGAAGTAGATTTGGGGAGTTAAAAGAAGTAATTTATGGAGACACAGAGGTAAACTATGATTACACTTTAGCAATCCACGAAGGTATCGACCGTTACACAGTTAACAATGATTTAAATGCTGCAGTAGCAGACCGATTAAGATTACATTCAGAAGCACAAACGAGAGAAATAAACAAACGTGTGGGTAAATACTTGTCTACTAATGCAGGGAAAACAGAAACTTTAGCTGACTTAAAAGAAGTAACTATTCAAAAGCTATTCAATACGGTTAATGTATATGTTGTTAACACGGAGATTAACGCTCCTGTTAAATGTTATTTAAGACCGCAACTTTACAATGCTATTGTAGATATGGCTTCAACAAATAAATCAAAAGGATCAAATGTAAGTTTAGATTCTAACGGTTTATTAAAATATAAAAGCATTGAGTTAGTTGAAACTCCTGAACAATATTTTGAGAATAACGTAGTTGCTATTTTCTCTCCTGATGGAATTGTAATTCCATTTGTGGGTATTGAAACAGCAAGAGCGGTTGAATCAGAAGATTTTGACGGAGTTAAACTGCAAGCAGCTGCAAAAGGCGGAACTTATGTTCTAGATGATAATAAAAAAGCTATCATCAAAGTAACAAGCACTACACCATTGGCTTAGGAGGAAAAATAAATGGTTAAATATATAGCAAATGTAGAATTTAAAGACAGATACACTTGGGAAATAATTCCGAAAGGAACAGAGTTAGAATTAACAGAGGAAAGAGCGGAAGAAATTATCAATGTATTAGGGGAAGAAGCTCTTATTAAAGAAGGAGAGAACAAATCTCAGGGAGATGTAAAAGAAGATATTGAAGAAGCTCTTATTAAAGAAGGAGAAAACAGATCTCCAGGAGATGCAAAAGAAGATGTTAAAGAGGTTGAGTAATTCAGCCTCTTTTTAAGGAGGTTAAACAATGAATTATTTAACTTTGGAAGAATTTAAAAAACTAGGTTTTGCAGAAATTAATGATTTTTCAGATTTAAGGCAAAAAGCAGAAATGGCGATTGACTTGTACACAAATTATTTTTATCAATGTCACGATTTAGAAGCGGATATCCTGCCAAGAAAAAGAGCTGTGAAGCTTGCTATTGCTAATCAAATACGTTATTTAAATGAGTCCGGCATTCTTTCTGCCGAAGACAAGATAAATTTAAACAGCGTGAGTATTGGAAGAACCACTATAAATTATAGCGATAAGAATAATACCAATCACGAGGCAAGTCGATATAATCTATCACTTGATACTTTGAACTTACTAAAAAGCGTAGGATTTGGCTATAGAGGAGTTTGTTATGATAGATAAAAGACTTCTTAAAGATTCTATTTCGGTAAGTTTAGCAGGAGAAAAAGATAGTTGGGGGAAAGTTAAATATCAACAATCTTTCGAGGTTGAAAATGTTAGATTTGATAGAAGTTCAGTAGATAAGTCAATAAACACTCAAAGTTTAACTAACATTTCAAGGCTAAAATCGGGGACTATTTTTATTTATCCAAAATATTCAAACGTTAAGGTCGATGATAGTTGGTTACAAGCCAAAATTAATGATTATCACGGAGAATATAAAGTAATTGGGATAGAGACTAATTACTTTAGGAGTAAGGTATTTTCCTATGAATTAACGGTGATTTAATGAGTTTAAAAGTAACATACGATTTAACACCATTAGAGAAAAAATTTGGTCCAGGCAATGTGAAAAATGCTAAAACCATGGTAGCTAATCAAATAGTAATAGATAGCGATAAATACGTCCCAAGCGATGGGAAAGGGGTATTAAGAGCTAGTGGACATGCTAGTAATGGCGCTGCTATTTGGAACACTGTCTATGCTAGAGCGCATTTCTATGGTACTAACGGTATAGTAACGTTTAGAAAATATACTATTCCTGGAACTGGCAGTAAGTGGACTGAAAAAGCTTCTGACGTTAATATGGGACGTTGGGAAGAAATAGCTAAGAAAGGATTAGGGATAACATGATAAACAACGATTTTCAAGAAGTACTTTGTGGTTATTTAAACTCATTAAACTTACCTCTAAAAGCAAGGTTGGATTACTTTAACGAATCAGACGATTTAGTCATCAATCTGATCTCTGGAGGTAGAGTTGAGCAATTATATATGGACGGATCACAAGAAATTAGTTTACCTTTTGAAATTGCCGTAAAAAGTCAAGACAATCAAAAAGCAAACTCAATAATGTGGACTATCCACTCTGCTTTATCTGATTTTAATTTACAATTACCTAGTTTAAATGGTTCTTATCAATTTTTAAGTCTTGAAGTTGGTAAGCCAGCCATAAATGGAAGAGATGAACAAGACTTTTTTATTTACACATTAAATATAATATCAAAATTAGAAGTATAAGGAGAAAACTATATGGCAAGACAAAAAAACGCGCTGAGAAAACATTTTATAGCACCATTTAATCCGGCTAACCCAACAACGGAACCGGAAAAACAAGCGTTTAAATTATTAGCGAAATATATCAAAACGGTAAATGATGAAACTGATGAAGATACAGATGATGTAGCTTGGTACGACGGCGACGGTACACCTCAAGAACAAGTTAATTCTGTTAAACCGGGATATTCTTTCGAGGGCGATTTTGACATTGAAGACGAAGCACAAGCATTAATTGCTGGGTTAAAATACAAAGTGGGAGATGAAAGAAAGGTTTGGTTTAAAGTAGTGTCTCCAGACAATAAGAAACAATGGACAGCGGTTGCCAACGTATCAGGAATCAAAACTGGAGAAGGCGACGCGAATGAGTATGAGAAATTTGAAGTAACGATTAAATGGATAACTTTACCGAAAGAAACACCGGTAGCATAATTTAGGAGGTAAAAAAGCATGGTAGTAATTAAGAAGTTTGAAAATACAATTCCGATTGATTTTGGAGAGTTCGAGTTAAGATTTGTGGCAAGTGATGAAAATTTGCAAAATCTAGTTAAGTTGAGTAAGAAAGCTGATAAAGCAGAAGAAACATTCAAAAATTTAAAAGGAACGATAGATGATTTAAAATCTATTTTAGAGTTTACAAAAGAGTTGTGGATCGAATTGTTTGATGAAGAGACCTTTATTAAAATTTACGAGTACTGTAACAAATCAACTATCCCAACTTTTATTGCTTGTATGCAAACAATTAGGGGGTTAGCAGTCGAAATTCCTAATTTGGTGAATGAGAATACGTTAACTAAATATCTGAGCAACTAACCATGCTTGATTTATCTCACAAATTAAAAGATGAATTAATCGTTGGTAGTGAAAGATATGAGCTAGATTTATCTTTCGACAATGTGTTAAGGGTGTTTGATATGCTGCAAGATGAGGAAATCTCAGTTGAATTTAAACCTTATCTTGCCCTTGTTATATTCACCAAACAAGAGCTTGATAATTTCACAAAATATAATTTTGAAGATATAGATACTATCTTAAAAGAAATTTTTCAAGAGCATATTGAAAACGAAAAACTCAATCCTATTGAATATGATTTAGCCGGTAATCCAATGCCGGAGCGCAGGGGAGAGGAAGAGGAGCAATTATATAGTTTGAAATTCGATTCAGATTATATATTTGCTTCTTTTTTTCAGGCTTACAACATAGATTTAATCGAGCAGCAAGGCAAATTACATTGGAAAAAGTTTAATGCTCTATTAAATGGTTTGCCAGACGGAACAAAGTTTGTAGAAGTTATCAAAATTCGTTCTTGGAAACCAAGTAAGAGTGATAGTTCGGAATATAAAGATCACATGAGAAAACTTCAACGCTTATATGAACTTCCTATCGACGATTAAAATTTAAAAAGAAAGGAGGTAAATATATGGCAGAAGGTAAAGTTAAAATAGATGTCAACCTTAATGAGAAAGGTGCTACCGCTGGCATAGGTCGGTTGAAAGGAGCATTAAACGGTCTTGAAGGAGCTGGAAATAAAGTAGGTTCTGTTTTTAAAAGTGTGTTAGGAGCTAATTTAGTAAACTCAGCTATTGTTGGGAGTATTAGAGGAATATCTAACAGTGTTAAAAGCATGACTAACGAATTAAACAGCTCTGCGAAAGCGTGGAAGACTTTCGAAGGTAATATGCAGATGATAGGTAAGTCTGCAGATGAAATTGCTCAAGCGAAGTCTATTATGCAAGATTACGCTACAAAAACTATTTATAGCGCTTCTGATATGGCCTCTACCTATTCACAATTAGCAGCGGTAGGGATAAAAGAGACTGACAAGCTTGTAACTGGTTTTGGTGGACTTGCAGCTGCAGCGGAAAATCCTCAACAAGCTATGAAAACTTTAAGTACGCAAGCAACTCAAATGGCGGCTAAACCAAAAGTAGCGTGGCAAGACTTTAAGTTAATGATGGAACAAACTCCCGCAGGAATGGCAGCCGTTGCTAAAGAAATGGGAATGTCATTATCACAATTAGTTAAAGGTGTTCAAGACGGAACTGTTAAAACAGAAGACTTCTTCAACGCGATAAAAAAAGTTGGGAATAATGATCACTTTTCTAAAATGGCGACACAATTTAAAACTGTAGACCAGGCAATTGATGGGGCAAGAGAATCGATAGCAAATAAATTAATGCCAACTTTTGAAAAGTTCAACAAGTTCGGGATAAAAGCTATTGTAGGAATCACAGAAGCTTTAGAAAAGCTTGATTTTGGTGCATTAGCTGATAAAGTTGGGAAATTCCTCGATGAGATAGATATAGAGGGGATAATCAATGGAATAGCATCCTCAATAAGAAATGTGGTAACAGTAGCAAAAGAATTGTGGAAAGGATTAAACAATAGTGGAGCAATTAGCGCAGTTATTAGTGCCTTCAAAAACATTAATGGAGCAATTAGCAACGTTATTAAATCTTTAGCAAACAGTGGGGTAATAAGCGCCGTAGCGCAAGCTTTTGGGGTATTAGTTAACGTAATCGCTAGAGTTGTTAGTGCTTGTGCAAAATTTATTGCATCTTTACCACCAAGTGTTATTAGTAGCATTGCGTATGCTTTACTAGCAATAGTAGGTTCGTTAAAAGCTATTAAGTTAGCAACAAAAGGTTTAAATTTTATTAAAAGTTTAAATCCTTTTAAATTGTTTAAGAAGAACGCTGTTAGCACTTTAGAAAGCGCAGGTAAAGGAATTAGTAAATCTGTTGAAGGGATAGGTAAAGGAGTTCAAAAAGCTTCTCAAGGGCTTGGAGATGGAATAAGAAAAGCGCTACAAGGAGTTAGTTCAGTTATCCGTTCTCTAGGAACTGCAGTATCAACAGCAGCTAAAGGGATTGGAACTGGATTAGCGATAGCATTTAGAGGTTTAGGTCAAGCTATAGCAATAGTACCACCAACCACATGGTTGGCATTAGGCGCTGGAATCGCATTAGTTTGTGTAGGACTTGCGCTTTTAGGAACTAAAGGTGATGGAGTTGTTAAGGTCTTTCAGGCCTTAGGAAGCGCCGTGTCACAAGTCATTATATCTTTAGGTGCCGGATTATCTACAGTTCTTGTATCTTTAGGAAGCGTAATTCAATCGTTTGGAACGGCAATTCAAAGCGTAGGTAATGGAATACGATTAGTATTTGAAGGATTAGGAACAGTTATCCAATCGGTAGGTAACGCTATTAAAGGGACTTTAGAGGGTCTAGCTCTAGCATTTACTGGATTTGGTAATGGGGTACGACTTGCTCTTGAAGGAGTGGCAAGTGTTATTCAATCAGTAGGGACTGCTATTAAATCAGTTCTTGAAGGATTAGGAACTGCATTTGAAAAGTTCGGTACTGCTGTAAAAACTGTGTGTGAAGGTGTAAAAACAGTAGTTGATAGCATAGGCGACTCAATCAGAAAAATACTTGACGGTGTGGCAAATATTTTTGAAAGCATAGGAAACGCTGCGGAAAAAGCGGGTAATGGTTTCAGATTATTTGCGGAAGGAGTGAAAACTCTAGTTGATTTAAATTTAGGTGATTTGGTCGCTACTTTAACAGCAACTGCTTTAGGTGTGGGGAAAATTTCTGCACACGCAGGAGAAATGACTACAGCGGGAACCGGAATGCAAACGATGGCACAAGGGTTATTAAGTTTAGGAGAAGCAGCTAACTCTGTTCAAGGGGCATTGACTTCTATTCCTACTTTAATTACAAACCTAAATACATCGTTAAATGGATTACCTGCGACACTAATTTCAACATCAACAGCTGTTCAAATGTTCAGCGTAAGTGTTGTTGCATCTCTGGCCGGATTAATGAGTGCTAGTGGATATATAAGTTCGTTCAATTCTGAAATATCTACAATGGGCTCAACACTGACTAATGTAAGTGGCGTTGTAAGTGGATTTACTTCAACGATAGCGAGCGTTGGCTCTACAATGGGCGGTTTAGCCACTTCTATATCAAGTGCTATGAGCAGTGCGCAAAGTGCGGTTCAAGGAACTTGTCAGCAAATGACCTCTATTCTTCAACAGACTGCTAGTAGAATGGCAGAGGAGGGAAGAAAAGCAGGGCAAGAAAGCGGTAAAAATATTGCTGAAGGACTTAGAAGTAATGAGGGGAATGTTCGTTCTGCGATGGAAAGTATTAAAAACACTATCCAAAGTATAGGACAAAGCATTGTACCAGTTGCTCAAAATATTGGAGCGCAAGTAAGTAACGGTGTAGCACAAGGTATGTATTCAGCTTTAGGAGCAGTAACTGCTGCAGCAAATGCTATTGTAAACGAAGTTGATAGAGCGTTAAGAGCTAAGGCACAAATTCACTCACCTTCAAGACTTACACAAAAAAGAACAGGACGACACTTAACCGGAGGTGTTGCTCGAGGTATGATTAAAAATATGCCTGTGTTGAATAAAGCTCTTGATGTGTACCAACGCACTATTTCAGCGTTTAAACCTAAGCCACCGGAAGCAATGTTAAGTTTAGGAACTAATTCGTTAAGATTTGCTCCTGTTGGCGGTAACTCTAATAGTAGCGTAACGAACACTAAAACTAATAATTATGGATCGCTTCTTCACATCGAAAATCTACACACAAATAGTAAAGAAGATGTTAGAAAAATCTATAATCAGATTAAATTCTTAGTAAAAGAGGAGGAAGATAGACTTTGATAACTAAATATGTTACTTATGATAAGCTTAATACAAAAGAATTAGGACTAAGATTAGTTGATGATATTGAGTTAGAGTCTTCTTCTAACTCGACAGAATTAATAGAGATAGACGGTGTTAATGGAGCTAAAATTAAAGATAATAAAAGATTGAATGTGGTAGAACGTGCTTTTCCTTTCAAAATATACGATGAAAAAGCTAACGTAGAAACCATTATTTCAAAATTAAATGACTATCTTATCAACATAGAGCCTAAATGGTATGATTTTGAATTGAGTTGGGATAGTAATTATCTTTATAAAGCTTATTTCTTTGAAACTTTTAAAATCGAAGGGACTTTAACCAGTAAGAAAAAATGTATCTTAAATTTCAAAATTCACCCTGTTAAATATTTAAAATCAGGATTAAATAAACTATCTATTTCTAACGGTCAAGTGTTAGTCAATCCTGAAAAAAGGACGGCAAAACCTCTTATTAAATTAAGAGGAACAGGAGATATTAATTTGAATATTAATTCTCAAATATTTAGGTTGAAAGGTGTTAGTGGACACATTAATATTGATTGTGAAACTCAATCGGCCCACTGGGATAATAAAGAACCGCAGTATGATAAAGTGTTCACTTATCCATTTCCACACCTTGAAATAGGAGATAACACGATATCATGGGATAATAATTCTTTTGTGGTTGAAATCACTCCGAGATGGGAGGCGTTAGTTTAATGGCCTATCCGATTTTATACAAAGCGAATGAAACAAACTTTGAACATTTGGGGGTATCAGTTCTTTCTGATGCTTCTGAATGTTACGTTACTAAAGAAAAAAACGGGATATATATATTGGAATTTAATTATCCCGTCAACGGCAAGGATATTAAAAAGATAGAAGAGGGAATGTTGTTAAAGGTTGATACTGGATATCGAACTAAAAATCAACGATTTGAAGTTTCTAAACTTACTAAAACAAAAGAAGGATACAAAATTTATTGCCAACATATTTCGCAAGCAAAAACATCGAAGAACGCTCTTAGACCTGATATTTCAGTTGATGGTGATGCTACAAGAGCACTATTGACCTGGAGAGATAACTTGCTCGATAGTAGAGAAGAGTTTTTTGTATGGTCCGATATTTTAACTAATAATAAGACTACCTGGAAAATTGAAAATATCGATAATGCAAGAGAAGCGCTTGGAGGTAAAGCGGGATCTATTCTTGATGTGTGGGGAGGAGAGTATGAGTTCGATAATTTGAATATCAGACTCCATAAACAAATGGGGGTAGATAGTCCTACAATAATTGCTTACGGAAAAAACTTATTAGATTTAGAGCAGGAACAGTCGATTTTAGAAACTTATACCACTGTATTCCCTTTTAAAAAATATACAGACGACAATAATCGAGAACAGTTAATCACTCTTCCTGAAATCTTAATTGATAGTCCACATGTAGGAAAATTCACGCACAAAAGAATATTAAAGATTGACTTTTCTAATGATGAAGATTTAAAAACTGTAGAGCATTTGAGAAATAAGGCTAATTCTTATATTAAAAGTAATAATGTAGGAGTGCCTAGTGTAAATCTTAAGTTAAATTACCAGGACTTATCAAAAGTAGAGGGTATATTTGATACTCCTGCGCTTGAAGAAGTAGATTTATGTGATAGGCTAAAAGTATTTTACCAAGATCTAAATATAATTAATGAGAATGCTAAAGTAGTAAAAGTAGTGTGGGATGTCATTCTTGAAGAAAATCACGAAATAGAGGTTGGAGATAGTAGGGCTAGCTTTAATAGTGGAACTAATGCAAAAATAGAATCTCTTCAAACCCAGACAGATAGTTTAAACGCTAGAATTAATGCCTTACTAGAAGAACAAGAAGCAATATTTCAAAAATACTTTAATGAAAAATCAAAAGAAATTGAGGATTCCGTAAAATCCGGGATAGAAAAAGCAAAACTTGAAGTTGAGAAAGACCAACGAGAAAAAGCTATTGAATTAGAAAATAAAATAAACACTTTCAAAACAGAAGTCAATTCAACTATAAAAGAGTTTAACAGCAAATTATCCAGCTTGGATGGTGGCAATTTAGATGAGCTTAGAAAGAAGATTGAAGAGACTAAACAAATAGCTGAAACTACAGTCAAAATGGTAGGAACTGATGATAGTATTACTTACAACAAAAATAGATTGGAAGGTGCTACCGAGCGAGAGATACCACTAGGGACAGCTTACATAGAATTATCTCACAATGGAGATGGTTTTGAAGTGGGGAAAGAATACACTATAAGCTGGGAAGCAGAGTGTAGAACCCATGATTTTACTGATGTAAAAGTAGTATTTAACAAACCATTACCTTTTACCGCAAGAGTAAGTTTAGTATCGAAAAACAACCTATATCCTAGAATAGATAAAGTACTAGAAAAAGGAACAAAAGAAGTGGACTTACTTCACGTCTATAGTTCTACATATAACCACTTATTACTTAGCGATTGGTTGGAAACGGTATATACAACAGTAGAGATATCTAATAAAAATGTTTTGAATATCAATATAACTTTTAAAAAGATAGCGGATGCTAATGACCATCCGGAGTTTACAGAAGATTGGATGAAAGAGTGGCAAGGAGAATGGAACGAACAACCGCAATATATAATAGATGGAGGTGTCAACTAGATGTCAATAGAAAAAATACCTTTAAGAGTGCAACATAAAAGAATGACAGCTAATGAGTGGCGAAACAGCTCCCTTATCCTCCTGGATGGAGAAATAGGTGTAGAGAGCGATACAGGATATTTAAAAGTTGGTAATGGTAGAAGTAGATTTAGTGAGTTGCAATATTTAACAGGACCTAGAGGAGCTACTGGTGAGCGCGGTTTAACTGGACCACAAGGCCCGGCAGGGAGAGACGGACAAGTTACTTTTGCAGCGTTAACTCAACAGCAAAAAAACGAACTCAAAGGAGAGCGAGGACAGCAAGGGGAACGTGGTTTACCTGGACAACCTGGAAGAGATGGAACAAATGGAACACCAGGAATTAATGGGCGAGATGGGGTAAGTAGTTACACTCATATTAAATATTCTAATAATTCTAATGGATACGGAATGAGTGATGATTCTAATGCTTTATACATCGGTATATATACGGGAACGAGTTCAACTCCTCCAAACAGTTACACTTCTTATAAATGGTCGAAATTCAGAGGAGCTGACGGATTGCAAGGGATACAAGGAGCAACCGGAAGTGCGGGTGTAGACGGAAAACCCGGACAAAATATAATCAACCAACAAAACAATCAACCTATGAAATATTGGGCCGGCACAGAAGCTCAATATAACGCTATTTCCAATAAAGACTCTAATACTATATACGATATATTCAAGTAGGTGCTACTATGGAAAGATTGAAAATAATAGTAGGTGGTAAAGAAATAGCAAAAAGATATGTAGGGGATAGGTTGGTTTGGGAAGATATTACTTTAATATTAAGGTTAAATTATGCAACTGTTCTAAAAAGAAGAGGAGAAGTGATGTTAATAACATTATATGGCGGTCAAATTAATACCGATAATGTTACTAAAATTGTTTTAGATGATATAGTTTTAACTGAATTTAACTCATTAAAATTGGAACGTTCTAATTTTAAATTTAAGCTATCAGATGGAGAAATGGCAAAATTGAAAGAGGGAAGAATAAATAATGTTGAGTTTTGGGGAAGGGGGTAGTGTATGGATATAGAAATTCAAAATAAAAAAAATGAAGCACTTTTTAAAAATGGTAAATATCAATTTACATTTATCCCTAAACTTCCTACAGAAAAAATCAAAATACACCACATGGGATGTGTTGGAGATACTAGATTAAATCACATTCAATTAGAACAAGGAACAGAAGTTACTTCTTTCGTTGCACCGGATAAGAAGGTCAATTCTTTAAGTGGGATATTTAAACAATTAAGAGATTTAGATATTCAGATGCGAGATCAAAACAGTGAACTTTGGGGTAAAATTAAACTTAATAATAGTGGAGCTATTTTAGATTTTTATAAAGAAAACATTAAAACTCAATTAACAACGTTAGCTGGTAAAGTTAATTTAGCAATTAGTGAACTTGATAATAAGGTTTTGAAAAAATCAGATGTTACTGTTACTTCTAATGGTATAACATTAGGAAGCGGAAAAACGATTGATGGAAGAACTATTGCTAGTATTATGAAGGTGCAACCGGATAGCATTGACTTAATAAGTCCACTTATTAGAGTAACAGGAAATATGGTTTTAGATGGAACGCTTGAAGGTAGAAAAATCAAAGCTAATACTTTGGAGACGGGACACCACAAAGCGGGAAGTATAACTACAGAAATACTTGCAGCTAATGCGGTAAAAGCTGATAATCTAAATGTTGATAATGCTTTGATTAAAAAATTCTTGGCTAATAGTGCTTTTATTACGGAATTGTTTGCTAAAAAAGCATTTATTAACCAACTACAAACAGTCAAGATAAATTCTACTCAAATAGATACAGAAAGCCTTAGAGGTAAAACTATAATCGGAGCTGAAATTACTGGGCGAAGCAGAATTATATTAGGCGAATATGGATATATGCAGCCTACAGAAAGTGGAGGGCTTCAAATTAATTCGCCTCACAACTATTCAAGTAAAGATGGCATAGGCATTCAGATAGTAGGTGGACGTGATAGAGGAAAAGATGTTCCTTACGGAATGTTTATTTACCAAGACAGTGATTTTACTGTAGGAGGTAATACTCCTGTAGATACAAACGCATACTTATTGACAGTTAAAGGTTTTATTAATACAAAAGGAGTCAACAACCTAAAATTTGCTAATCATCATGATGGCAGTACGTCTGTTGGGGTTTGGGATAGAAATGTAGCCTTACTTTTTGATAGAGAAAATAATGATATGTTTTACCATTACAACGGTAAAAATTATAGTTTATGGGAAATTGTTAAACAACATTTTGATACTACTTCTGATATTAGGTTGAAAACTGATATTGTTAATTCAGAAGCTAATGCTCTTGCTAAATTAAAATTATTTTCATTCAAGAGTTTTGATTGGGAAGAAAGAGAAAATTTTGGAATTAAACCTCATACAGAAATAGGATTGATTGCTCAAGATGTGGAAAAGATAGATAACAATTTTGTGAAGATGGTCGGTGAGTATATGACGTTAGATCATTTCAATTTGCTGACTTTTAATCTAAAAGCAACTCAAGAACTTTATTATCGTGATATAGAAAAAGATGAAAAAATAATTAAATTAGAAAGAAGAATAAAAAAACTGGAGGAAAAGATATATGCAGCATAACGAAATACAACCTATTCATTTAATAGCTCAAGAATTGAGTGAAAAAACAGTTGAACTTGCTCATTACAAAGTAGCTTATCAACAACTTAATGAAGAGGTGGAAGAACTAAAAGGGTTAAAAGAATTGATTGACTCTAACAAGGAACTAAAAGAATTGGTAGAGGAGTTAAAATCTAAGGAGGATAAATAATGGCTTTAGAACTCATTGATAGAACAGCGATACCGGAAGCTGGCGGATATAAAAGTGTATCTGTTAATTTCTCGTTGAGAAAAGGTAGTGTATTTTTAACTGGAGGAGCTGATTTACCGGGTAAGTTTGCTACAGTATCAGATAGTGAGATATTAGAAGAAATAAAACGTCAATTAGCTGTTCAGATGTATGAAGGAGACGCTACTCCAGCGTTAATCACAGAGTACGCTAATTTAACTCGTCAGATGATTGTTTTGGGTAACGGTAACGTTGAACACAAAGCAAGAGAAAAAGCACTACATAAATTAGTTAACAAGGTTAATAAAGGTAATGATAAATTACTTATGACCTTACTACTAGATGTTTTGGATGCTAAAACTATCAACGATAATAGAGATATTATAATTGATAGTTTTGACTCTTACGAAGTAGGGATTGATTATTCTGTAGGAGATAAATTCAAATACGATAACCGACTATTTGAAGTATT